GGATGAAAACAGCCCGTCAACTCGGAATGATCGCCACAAGCAGAAGCTGGAGAAGGTTCTGGCTTGAGTGGCGCAGAAGTAAGTACAAGTTTTTGGAGAACTAAGAAATGGCCCTTGACGCAACTAAATGGCAGTTTCAGCCCTACATCGAAATGCCGGGATGGAAAGGGAGGGGAGAATGGGCCACAGTAGAAGTAAAAGACTAGCGCTTGCGCAAAAAAGGAAGCAATGGTATAAGCATACGCAAGAGCGAGGATCAGACATGAATTCCAAGAACACCTTCCCTGAAGTGCTGTGGGCTGGCACCGAGCACAGCCTCGCGCTGGCGATGGAAGCTCACGACCGCATGATGGCGGGCGCTTTCAGCGACGACGAGGAAGACGACGACGACGACGAAGTCCCGTTCAACTACTCCGTGCAGGGCGACGTCGGCATCATCGCCATCAAGGGCTCCCTGACCAACCGCGATGTCTGGTACAACCGCTACCTCGGTGTCACCAGCTACGCTGACATCCGCAAGGCGCTGATGTACGCAGCCAGTTCCGACGTCAAGGCCATCGTCCTCGACATCGATTCCGGTGGTGGTGCGGTGAGTGGAGTTGCTGATGCCGGTAACCTGATCCGATTGATTGACGAGAACGTCAAGCCTGTCTACTCGTTTACCGATGGAGTGATGTGCTCTGCTGCCTACTGGCTTGGCTGCTCTGCCCGCGAGGTTTACTCGAGCACCGTCAGTACCGTGGGCTCCATCGGCGTCATCGCTACCCACATGGAGTACAGCAAGGCGCTCAAGGATGCCGGCATCGGGGTAACCGTTGTCCGCGCAGGGGAGTATAAAGCCCTGGCCAATTCGGTTGAACCCCTGTCTGACAAGGCGAAGACTCAACTCCAGAACCAACTTAACGCAGCCTATTCCGTGTTCCTCGAGCACGTCGCCGACTGTCGGAATACGACTGTTAACCTGTGTGACGCGAACATGGCGCAAGGCCGCGACTTCTTCGGCAAGGAGGCTCTCGCCGCAGGTTTGGTGGACGGGATCGAGACCTTCGACTCCATGATGAATCGAGTGGTATCGAAATTGCTTGACAATGAGAATCATTCCTATAACAATTCAGGAAATTACCAACGAGGCATTGACATGACCAAAAAAGCTTTGACTGAAACCGACATCGCCGCACTAGCCGCTGGAGTCGATCTCGACGCCGCCGCTGACCCGGCTGTTGAAGGGGATGAGTCCGCCGCCGAGGCTGGCGCTGCTGCCACTCCGGATGTTACCGAGGCGAACGCCGAAGTGACGGAAACGGAAGAAGGAAAGCATGAGTCGCAGGCTTCGGTGGTTTCCTTCCTGCAAGCGCAGGTGAAGGAAAAGGATGCCGAGATTCTTAACCTCAGCATCGAGGTCAAGGGTTTCAAGGACAAGGTTGCCTCAATGGAGGCAACGCACAACGGCCTGACCGACGTCGTTCGGAAGGCCGTTGCTGGAATGAAGGTTCGGATGGGCGCTTCTAACGTCGACCTTTCTGCGTTGTCGGCTCAGGAACTCCTGGCGGATTACGCGGCGACGTCTGAGGCTTTCCTGAAGACGTTCAAGGCTGGCGGTGTCGCTGCGGTAGATGCAGCCAGCGCCGAAGTTCAATCGCCGACGATGAGTCCGCGCCAGAAGGCACGGGTCAATGCGGCACGTTTCACGAAGTAACTAGGAGCTAGACATGGCTAAGTTCAAGATGCAACCCACTGTGGATACCGAGTGCATTACTGCACGGCTTGGTGCTGGCTCCGGTTCCGCCAATTACGTCACTGACCTGGAACTCGGCAAGCCGGTAAAGCTGGCTGGCGATTCCCAGTACAACCTGTGCGCCGCTGGCGACCAGATCGAAGGCTTCATCCGCGCCGTTGAGACTTGGACTGCCGACGATTTCTCCATCGGTTCGGTCCAGTACGAAGGCCGCGTCAAGGTCACCCTTGACGGTCTGCAAGCCACGCCGGGTACTGGCGCCATCGCCGTTGGCGATTACGTCGTCGCTGGCACCGCCGTCGCCAAGGGCACCTCCCTCGGCACTGCCTACCCGAAGGTCTGCAAGGCCACGACCCAAACCGGGATGTATTTCGCTTGGCGCGTTGTGTCGCTGGATGGCACGACCGCTGTTGGTCAGACTGCCACCATCGAGCGCGTCAACGCCTAAACAGGAGATACTGAAATGGCAAAGTTTTTTGATGCCTCTGGCAAGATTCAAGAGGTGAACGTCAGCCTCGATACCGTGGTTCGCCCCGCTAAGGATGCGAATATGTCGGTGCGTGACTACGTCAATACCACCTACGAGACCAACGCCGAGTCCTACGGCGACGCCTTCTCGCAGCTTTGTGAGTCCGAGGGCATCGTCCTTGGCTCCAACAAGAAGTACGGCATCAAGTCGCCGTCGCTTGAGTCCGTGCTGAGTGGCCGTCCGGAAATGGAAGCTGGCGTCATCGTCCGCAACCCGTCCAACCAGGCCCGCGTCCTGCTCATGCCCGCCATCGGCGCCCTCGTCGAGGACAAGCTGGTCGGCGACCTGAACATGAACGCCGACCAGTATGACCGCATGATCGCCATTGACACCACCATCGCCGATGAGTGGTATCTGTGGCCGGAAGTCAGCTACGCAGGCCCGGAAGCAGGTCGTTCGCAAGCGATTGGTCAACTCTCCAAGCCGACCAACATGCTGACGCTGACGACCTCCGAGAAGTCGATCCGCGTTCCGACTTTCTCGCTTGGTATCGAGTGGTCTGACCAAGCGACGAAGTACCTCAATCTGGACTTCATCTCCCTGTCAATTGCTCGTCAGGTTGCTGTTGAGCGCAACGCTCGCGCTAACGAGAATCTGCTCGCCATGCTGAATGGCGACGCCGACGTGGGTATGGCTTCCCTGTCTTCCCTGAGCAAGGTCAAGACCGCTGCTTCTCTGGACGCTGCTGCTACCTCGGGCATCACACAGAAAGCGTGGATGCTGTGGCTGTACAGCAACAGCAAGAAGCGTCGTATTGACTGGGTTGTCACTGACATCAACGGCGCCCTCGCTCTGGAGGCTCGCTCTGGCCGCCCTGTGGTGACTGCGGATAACGGCACCTCCGTTCGCATTAACACGAATGAGAACGTCGTTAATCCGACGTGGACCGATGAGGTCAACGTGTTCATCACGGATGACCCGAACTGGCCGGCGAAGACGATCATGGGTATCGACTCGCGTTATGCCATTCAGCGTGTCAACTCCAGTAACGCCAGTTACTCCGCGATCGAGGCGTTTGCACTTCAACGTAGCTCGGCTATGCGATTTGACTATGGCACCATCAGCCGGCGTTTGCAGATTGACGCTTTTGAATGCCTCACGTACGCATGATATTAGCGTAAGCTAATAAAACCCCTCCCCGGAGGGGTTTTTTATTTCTCAAATATTCAGTACCCACTTCTTTTTACCGCAATCGAATAGTTGATACCAGCCATTGTCGAAGCAGTTTTGAGATTCACTCTTAGCAGGGTCGAACACACTAAGTTTCCTGGCTAAGTGTTTTCTTTGAAATTTTGATTTATGCATCCGCCCATCAGATAATGAATGGCTTACATAACAATAATCTGGTCGAGTCTCATGGGCTAAGATAAATCCCAGCTTTTCATACATAGCGCCAGAAAACAGCCTAGTGTCACTGTAAGAGATTATGGAGTGGGCGAGGTTGAGGGATATAAATTTAGACAGCAACTTGCCGGCACCTCCAACAACAGTGCATGTAGAGGCGTATCTTTGTAGCTCCCACAAGTGTTTGTCGGTATTACGCCTGACACTCCTTGCTACGCCAAAAGACATGCAAGAAATAAGGTTGTTCTCATAGTACAGCCCCAGAAAAATTGAGGAGTTAGGGGCTCCTTGCAGGTGGTTTTCATTAAAAAAAGTATTTGCACTGTCTTGGTCTACAGTTCTTACCTCTGTTTTTCTCGCCCCTATTTTCGGAAGTTTTTTGATTGCAGATAGTAAGGTGCGCTTAACAACATCAGGCTTAAATTCCCACTCGTCTTGGTATATGTGGACCAGCCGAATTCCATCAGACTCTGCCAGTTTATGTTTTACGTAGTCTCTCATAGGTTCTTTTGAGAACTTAGTGCTGTGCCATATTAACCCGTGGTATTCCACTGCAATATTGTGCTCTGGTAAAAATATGTCTAAACGCCTGTTAGATGGGCAGAGGCGTTTTTCAAGCGTTACCTCTGTGTGCCTACTTAGAAACTCCGCTACTTCAATCTGCCCACAGGAAGGGCCAACTCCAGCACATCTAGGGCACCCAGCATTACCATTAACATGGGAGTTTGGAGTTTGCCAGAAAGCCCCGTGTACCGGGCAGGTTATCTGAACCTTATCCAGCGCTTTACTGTACTGTGATTTTTCATATGAATACTTATTACCGTGGGTTATATTTGCTAAGTGTATGAAGGACTTCTGGTCATACATAGGGGTGGAGCATTTTGTGCAACCAACACCTTTAATATGGTCTTGTGCAAGTTGCTCAAACTCCCCGTGCTCTGGGCAAGTTATAGAGAGATATGCCGATGACCCTCTGTAGGTAACACCGTTGTACGAAAACTTATCTCCATGCTTTACTCTGGCTTTTTTAACATAGTGCTCAAGAGTCTTCCTGCTTTTTAATCCAGCAGACTCTCTACCGCAGTCAGGGCATCCTGAACCTAGCCCAACAAAGTTTCCTGCTGTAGGGAAGAACGAACCGTGCGACGGGCAGATGACTTCTATCTTTTTAGCCATACCGGAATAGAGCACTTTCGATAAGTCATATTTATCCCCATGCACCTCCACACACCTTGATATAAATTTCTCAACACTCATCCGGCTACGGTCTCCCGTAGCAGTGTTCTTACACTTTGGGCAGCCACAACCGGATAGATGACTATTTGCTTGTTGCTTGAAATCCCCGTGAACCTTGCAGGTAATTACGATCTTTGTTTTAGCGTCTTGGTATTTACTTTTTGAGTAGTCGTATTTGTCACCATGAACAGTTTTTACCTTGTCAAGGAACTCTTCTTGGGTTAGCTTTTTGGACTGACCTCTTGTCGACTCAAAACACTTTACACAACCGATCCGGTTCATCAGCGCATTGGCTGATATTTGAAAAGGCCCGTGCTGAGGGCATATAGCTATGCTTTTCGCAGCCGAACCAGAATATTCAAACTGGCTCAGATCAATTGGGCGGCGTGCCCTGGACAAGGCTTTGGCGATGAATTCTTCTCTGGTAAGTTTTCTCATAGTACGCGCAAGTGGAATTAGTTCGATGAATGTTACGCCGTACTAACCCTTCTGTCAATGTTGCGCTACTTCCTTATTTCTGATACTGTCATCAAAAATCCCCCACCGAAAGGCGCACCCATGTCTGACGACGTCAAGCCTCAAGCCAAAGCCCACCAGGCCAACAAACCAGAACCCAAGCAACCCAAGAAAATTACCGTCCGTCCCGTCTATGGCCGCATGGTGCACATGCTGACCAATCAAGAGATCAACGGTGAAACCGAGGTCTCGGAGATCGATGGTTGGCTGCAAGCCCAGATCGATGCAGGCAAGATCGTCGTTGTAGAGTAAGGACACTTCAACCGTGGCCCTTTTGACCTATACCTCTTATGACGACATCCGTGCCGCCCTTGGTGTATCTTCTGATGAAATAGAGGACGCCACGCTCTCGCTCTCGTTGTATGAGTTGAATTTGACGTCGGAATTCGAGGACATCAATACAGCCCTCGAAACCGACTATGCCACGGTTGCAGCGTTGTCGAGCAGGACGGCTGTACAAGATCGGTTTCTGCAGGCTACCCGCCTGTTTGCGACCTACGCGGTAGCCTATCAAGCTACCACATCTATGCCACTATTCAGCCCCAAAGACATTACAGACGGGAAGGCTGCGTTCTCACGTTACGCCGACAGCCCGTACAAGGAAGTCATCAAGCGGGTTGAGCAGCTATACGGCAAGTATAAGGCCAAGCTCGAAGCGGCGTATGCCGCGAACAATGCGGGGAGTGCTCCGTCCATCACTTCCCGCCCCTATTTCAACGTCGCTGTTCCTGACAGCGACCCGGTCACTGGCACCTGACCATGCGCCTTCACCTGGCGGCCAAGCACTTCAACCGTATGCCGTGTAACGACGGCTATACGGGCGCTTTCCTGTACAACGGGCAACTCGGGCTTTTTGACGATAGCAAACGTGACTCCGAAAGTTCCGAGCGCCGCATTCTCGAACTTGCGCCAGAACTTAGTCCTCCTGCCCGCAACGTTATCGAGGCTCACGGCGTCCGTTACATCATCGGCCACGGCTTTCAGGATAGCGCTTTGGGAAGCGTTATCCGGCGCAAGTACATCGCCCACGAAGCGACGAATCTATCGACGTGGTACACCCTGCAGCAACTCTGCCAGAACACTACAGGCACACAAGCATGGGCGGCTAAGGCGTGGGTAAAGGACAGCAAGGAGATTGACGAGTCGTCTGACATGATCGGCGTCAATCACATCCACATGTCGACGTCCGAGGCTGTGGCGCCCACCAACATCATCCTGTTTGACGGCGGCTACAACATTGTCCGCAAGACCACCAAGGGGCCTGCCGGCACTCTCGTAGTTACTTGTGACGAAGTCCCTGAACCTGCCATCGAGACCGCCACTCTAAACAACGTGGTGTATGACCCGATTAACGAGACGTCGACGGTGACGACGACATCTATCCGCGTACTCAGGTTGCGTTGGCAGTCCCTGTTTGAATATCGTGATGCAGCCTCTCCATCATTCAACCCGGAAGACCTTCAGGTTGTGATTGCAAAAACAGCGGCAACGCCGAAGATTGGGGCAACGCTTGTCCTATCCGACGGGGATCATCAAATCACCTCCATCATGAGCGAGACAGGGGTGTGGGTATGCAAGGTGGCGCGACATGGCTAACTGGGAAAATCTTGACGCTGCCTTCGCCGAGTTGGAGGCTGAGTGCGCCGACATCGTGCGAGGCATGACCGTCGAGATTTTCCTTAACACTTTGCAGTACAGCCCGCAGGCGTATGGCCGCTTCGTGTCGAGTTGGACGTATGAGATCGGCAGACCGAAATATTGGACAAACCCGCAGTTTGATATTGATATGGAAGACAGTGGTCAGGTGGCGCTTTCTCGTAAAGGCGACCCCGAAGCCATCTTTTCGGCGATGCTACATAACTCAGGCAAAGACAGCGGCTTCCGCCTTGGCGACACTGTCTATATTTCCAACGGCGTCGACCACGGGCAGGGTTCTTATGCTGGGTTGATTGAAGAGGGGCAGATCAATCTTCGCGCAGTCAACATGCCGGGACGACCCCTCGGACGCGCCATCGACCGTGCCGCCACATGGTTCGCCAATGATGTCAATCCAAAGCACGCTGCCAACCTTAAAGCCCTGAGAATTTACTGAGATGAAAGAAGCCATCCAGAAAGAGATCGTGACGTGGTTCAACGCGGCCTATGTAGCAGCGTACCCCGCGATCCCTGTTGTCTACGAAAATCAGCCTTTCGACTGGAACAACCTGCCCGACACGTTTACCGAGTTCGAGGTCAGGTTCTACTCAGGGCAACAGATCAACCTTGGCAGCCCAAAGACCCGACACGGCGGCTACATCTATGTCACCGTCTGGACCAAGGAAGGGAAGGGCACGATTGCCACCAAGAAAATCCTCGACTGGGTCGATGACAGGCTTGGCTACAAGACTTTGACGACCGTACAAATCGAGGCGCCAGAACCCGACGAGGGGTCTCCGAATAAGGGCTGGCACATTGAGGGTAGCAAGTTTCGCTTCTACGCTGACGAGGCTTGACAAGCGCCCTAGAACATGAGATATAGGTTAAAACCCTGACACTTTTCTACGTAAGGAAATCTTGCCATGCCGACTCTTTCCGCATCGAACCGCACCCAAGTAGCGTACAAGCTTGAGGGCACCTACCCGACGAACTGGGGCTCCCTGCAAGGCGGCAACGGTAACCTCGTCCGCATTACCGGCGAGACCCTTGACTACACCCAAGGCACCGAGCAGTCGAAGGAACTTCGTTCCGACCGTCAGGTAACCGACACCATCACCGTCAGCGCGTCTGCACAGGGCGGCTTCAATTTCGAGATGTCGTACCGAGAGTTTGACTGGATTCTTGAAGGTATTGCCCAGGCGACCTACACCGAGTACGGCACTGGCGGCGTCTCTGCCTCCATCGCCACGTTGACTCTGGCTTCCGGCACGATCACTGCTGGCGCTGCTCCGACCGGCAACGACGCTTTCACTACGCTCCAGAAGGGGCAGTGGATTTCGATCATTCCGGCAGCCGGCGCTTCGCAGACGGTCAAGGACTATTTCTACGGTCGCGCTTTCCGCATTGACGGCACCGCCGCTATCACCTCGACGATCATTACCCTTGACGCCGCCACCCCGATCAACACCACGATTGCGGGTGCTTCCCTGTCGGGCGCTTCGATCTCGTCCTCGCGTCTGGTCAACGGCAACACGATGAAGTCCTACTCCATCGAAGCCGGCCACCTCGACGTCGGCCAGTACCGTCAGTACACCGGCATGATCCCGTCGAAGATGGACCTGAAGATTGGCGTCGGCAGCATCATCACCGGCAGCGTCGATTTTATGGGCAAGGGCATGACGCTGGCTCAGGTGACCGGCATGGGCACCGTGGTTGCGTCCAAGGGTTACTCCCCGGCCAACGCCGTTCGTGGCGTCTTCGACATCATCGAAGGCGGCTCCTCGATCACCGCGACGACCTACATCAAGTCGGCTGACATCACCATCGACAACTCGCTGCGCGGTCAGGATGCTGTCGGCGTTCTCGGTAACGCGGGCGTGGCGGCTGGCACGATCAAGGCTTCCGGCAAGCTGGAGGTCTATTTTGCCGACCAGACTGTGTACAACAAGTTCCTGAACAACACCGAGACCTCCTTGGCGATCCCCGTACAGGACAGCGCAGGAAACGGCTACGTCTTCGCCTTCCCGCGCATGAAGTACACGGCGGCGAAGGTCAATGCGGGCGGTCTCGATCAGGACAACATGCTCTCGCTCGATTTCGACGCTCTGATGGATAACACTGCAACTTCGGCGACGTATCAGAAGACGTTCTCGATCTTCCGCGTCGGCGCTGCCACCTAAGTTTTACCGGAGGGCTTCGGCCCTCCAACAAACCCTCACTAAGAAAGGAAGTACCCTAGATGGCTCTTGATATTTTTGCCCAATTTGCTACCGATGAAACCCTCGAGGAAAATGGTACGTGGTTCCAGATCGGCGGCGGCGCTCGTGTTCTGGTTGCCCGTTCCGGTAATCGCAAGTACGGAAAGATGCTGACCAAGGAGGTCGAACGCAACAAGAAGGCGCTGGACCTGAACGACGACGCGGCTGACAAGCTGTCGGAAGAGATCATGATTTCCGTCCTCGCTGAGACTATCCTCCTTGGTTGGGAAGACATCAGCTTTAAGGGTGAATTGCTGGAGTACAACGTCGCCAATGCCAAGAAACTTCTGGCAGTAAAGGACTTTCGTAAGGCCATCGCGCAGTTCGCTGATGACGTCTCTGCGTTCAAGTTCAAGGAGACCGAAAAGCAGGGAAAAGCCTGACGGCCTACCTTGCATGGCAATTGGAATGGGGTGCGAGTGAACAGTTTTTCAAGCTGGTAAGAGAAGACACTGGCGTACCCCACCCCGCTGACATTGGGAGACCAGGGCTCAGGAACGACTGCATCAAATATCTGGATGCTTTCCGTTACCTGGGTCCTTGTCGCTTATGGAGCGAAGTAGGCCCGCAGCCGATACAGGTGAGCGAGGTAGAAGCCTACCTCAATATCGCCGGCATAGAAGTGCCATACATGAGGTTGAAGTACCTGCACCTGATTCAGCAGTTGGATCAGGTGGAGTTGAAGCACATCGCCCGCAAGCAACAATGAGGTAGTAGCAAATGGCAACCGCAAACCTGAGCGTAGGGATCAACACAAAGCCAGCAAAACAGGCTTTGACGGCCTTGAGGGCGGAACTTGAGAAAACCAAGGTTTCGATCCCTATCACTCTTGACCCTAAAACGAGGGTCAAGATTGATACCTCCGGCTTGGCTTTGCAAATCAAGACTGCGATTCAGGATGGGTTTTCAGGGGCAAAGGTCAGCGCAGGTTCGCTTGACACTACGCAGATACTTGCTGCGCTGAAGAAGATAGACGCGGTTATTACCACAGGGCTTGCTGACGCAGGGCAGGAGGGGGCTAAAAGACTTACAAGGGCTATTACTGACGATTTTGGCAACCTTGTTAACGTCTCTTACCGGGCAGGTAAAGCTTCTGGCAAGGCCCTCGCCAATGGTTTAGAGGAAGAGGCTAAGAAAGCCAAGATCAGCTATCGCTTCAAGGAGGGTGTCGGTGCTGTTGGGGCGTCGCTTCCCACGAACTACACGGCAGAGCAGGTGAAGGCTAGGGCTGAGGCTGAAAAGGCTGACGCTTCGGCTAAAGCATCCATGCTTAAACGTATCGATATGATGCGTACTGAGTTTGAAGCTAAGAAACAACTTCAGGCTCTGAACGAGGCAGGGTATCGGCAGCAGGAACTGGCCAAGCAGAAGGCTGAGGCTAGGTTGCAGGCGTTGAATGAGGTGGGGCATCGGCAGATGCAGTACCGTCAGATTCAGCAAGCGCAGTCGCTTCAGGCTCTGAACGAGGCAGGGTATCGGCAGCAGGAACTGGCCAAGCAGAAGGCTGAGGCTAGGTTGCAGGCGTTGAATGAGGTGGGGCATCGGCAGATGCAGTACCGTCAGATTCAGCAAGCGCAGTCGCTTCAGGCTCTGAACGAGGCAGGGTATCGGCAGCAGGAACTGGCCAAGCAGGCGCACTATAAGAGGATGGAGCTTCTTGACGCACGCTTCGCTGCGAGCAGCGCTAAATCTCAACTTAGCAAAGCCAAGCTGGCCGAGTCCTTGTCTGCTAGAGGTGTAGATGCCTCTGGCGTGGTTGGTCCGTTGGCAGCAAGTTTTGGTAACGCTGCTGGTATCGCACAGCTTAGTTCCGCCACCAAGCAACTCGGCAACGCCCACAAAGAAGCCACCGGCCACACCAAGACCCACACCGCCGCCATGCGCGACGCACACAGTGCTGCGCGAGGCTTGGCCTCCGGCATGGGGATGATGTGGTTGACGTGGGGCAACATCGCACCCTTGCTTGCAGGCGCTTCCTTGTCGCACGGCTTCATCCAGGCCATGAAGGCGGGCACCGAATTTGCCTACCAACTTACGTTTGTGAAAGCTTTGGGTGGGGAGACAGCGGAGTCGGTGAGAGGCATCGGCAACGCGGCGCTGGAACTCAGCAAAAATGGTCTATTCGGTCCTGTGGAACTTGCCAATGGTTTGCGCACGCTGTCGCAAGCAGGTCTATCTGCTGCGGAGTCGATGAAAGCCTTGCCCGTCGTTTTGGACCTTGCCACTGTTGGCGAAATGAACATGAAGGACGCCGCAGTCACCCTTGTCGGCGTGATGACTGCGTTCAATCTTGATAAGTCGGACCTAACCAAAATCGGCGACGTGTTCGCCAAGGCCGCTGCGGTTTCCCAGACCAGTGTTGAGCAAATGACGCAGGCAATGAAAACTGCTTCCGTGGTCGGGGAGCAATACGGCGCATCGATGCAGGATACGGCGACTGCGCTGACCTTGCTGGCAAAGATGAATATCACCGGCACCGCAGCCGGCACTTCGCTGCGAAACATGCTGAAGGAACTGTACTCTCCTACAGAAAAAGCAGCAAAAATAATGAAGGACCTTGGGGTTTCAGCACAAACCGCATCCGGGGAGTTGAAACCATTCCCTGACGTTATCTTCTCGTTGAAAGGAAAACTTGAGCAGTTCAACAAGGTAAGCCAGGTTAGGATTCTTCAAGGCTTGTTCGGTGAGCGTGGGGCCAAAGAAGCTGTTGCGATGCTTTCGCTAACTCGAGAGGAATGGGACAAACTGAACAAGACGATCAGCGAGTCAGGCGGATTTATGCGGGAAGTTTCTGCTGAACT